GAAATACATGAAGTCAAACTTAATCAATCAAGCTCCGTCAAGAATGACAGACGACAGAACTTATTTTTAATTTATGGCACGTTCACAACCTTATACAGTAGCTTGTAGTGGTGGTTTAGTTAAGTCAGCTAACTCTATAGACTTATTAAGAACTCCCGGTGCAGCTACAGTTTTACAAAACTTTGAAGTGGCTATTGAGGGTGGCTACAGAAGAATAAATGGTTTTACTAAGTTTGGTGGTGCTAGTGCAACACAACCAACAGGAGGAGCTACTGAAATATTTGGTGTTAGACCTTATGCCGATGGAGTCGTAGTTGCAGCAGGTAATGCTTTATATTTTAGTCAAGATGGCATTACATGGTTACAGATAAATAAATTGTCTGCTGGTGGTGGAGATAATTATGCTACTTTTACTGGTAAATCAGCTTCGGTAAGAACAGGACAAGAACAAGCAACTTTTACTTTATTTGAAAGTTCTGGTATGGATTATGGTGAAATATTTATTGCTGATAATTCTACTGCAAATATTTTTTCATTTAGAATGGAAGGTACTGGAGATTTAACAACCAGAACATTTTTTGCTAAAGAAATACAACCTAACGGAGCTAATACTCCAGTAAAATTTATTACATCGCATGACCACCACCTAATAGCAGCAGGTGTTGAAGATGAGGAAACTACTGTTTATTACAGTGTTTATAATGACCCTAATAACTTTACAGGAGTTGGAGCAGGAAGTGTAGCAATATCCGATACTATTGTTGGTATTAGAGGCTTCCGTGAGGACTTAATTGTTTTTTGTGAAAACAGTTTACATAAATTAATAAATATAAACGATTCAGCAAATGTTAGAATTGACCCGATTGCTGAAAACGTTGGCTGTTTAAGTGGCTATAGCATACAAGAGATAGGTGGTGACTTAGTATTTTTAGCACCAGATGGTATTAGAACAGTTGCTGGTACTGCAAGAATTGGTGACGTTGAGTTAGGTACAGTATCAAAACAGATACAACCTATATTGAATGACTTAGCAAGAAACGTTGATGACTATGTAATTAATAGTATGGTTCATAGAGACAAGTCACAATATAGATTGTTTTATACCAATAGATTATTAAATGATAATCAACAAGAAGGAATTATAGGAACATTAAGACCAGATGGCTTTCAATGGTCACAAATAAAAGGCATAGAAGTTACAGCTATTGGTACAGCCTTTAATGAAGTAGGCATTGAAGAACATTATCATGGTTCACAAACAGGTTACATATATGAGCATGATATTGGTAATGATTTTGATGGTAGCAATGTAGATGCTAGGTATCAAACACCTAATTACGATTATGGTGACTTTGGGACATTAAAAACATTACATTATATTAAAATGTCTATTGGACCTGAAAATGATATTCAACCAACATTAAGAGTTAGATTTGATTACGGTAGTAATGAAATACCACAACCTGATGATATTGTTTTGGATTCAATACCAGCACCAGCTAACTTTGGTACTGCGATATTTGGTACTGCAAAGTTTGGTGCCGGTGAGCAACCACTGGTGAGAATACCATTAGTAGGTAGTGGCTCAAGTAACAGTTTTAGGGTATTAAGTGATGATACTAATGCACCTTATATTATAAATGGATTTTATGTAGACTACATACCATCAGGAAGGAGATAAAAAATTATGGCAGGTTATACACGACAAAGTACAATGGCAGATGGGGATACCATCACAGCTGCGTTATTTAATAACGAGTACAATCAATTAGTAAACGCATTTAGCAACACATCGGGACACAAACACGATGGTACCGCAGCAGAAGGACCAGTAATAGGCTTAATAGGCGATGCAGGTCTGACAACACCTTTAAACAAAATCTTAATAGATACTACCAATGACCATATAGAATTTTGGGTAGATGTTTCAAGTAGTTCAGTTCAACAACTTTATATTGCTGATGGTGCGATAATTCCTGTCACAGATAACGATATAGACTTAGGTACTTCTTCCCTAGAATTTAAAGACTTATATATTGATGGTACTGCCAAAATAGATGTTCTTACAGTTGATGAAGCTGCTACAATCGGTACAACTTTAGGAGTTACTGGAGCTACCACATTATCCAGCACATTAGGTGTCACAGGTGCTACCACTCTTTCCAGCACTCTTGATGTCACAGGTGCAACAACTCTTAGCTCAACCTTAGCAGTTACTGGTACATCCACACTTACAGGTAATGTTACAACTACCAATGATTTATCAGTTGGTGGTAATCTGACTGTTACTGGTAATGCCACCATATCTGGTAATTTGACATTTGGTGATGCCGATACCGATAGCATTACTTTGACAGCCGATGTAGCTTCCAATATTACACCAGATGTTGATGATACTTACGACTTAGGTACAGCGACAAAACAATGGCGAAACCTTTACATAGATGGTACAGCAGAAGTTGATACTTTATCTATTGATGGCACAGTAGTTACCTCAACAGCAGCAGAACTTAATATTCTTGATGGAGTTACTGCGACAGCAGCTGAAATCAATACTTTAGATGGTATTACTGCAACTGTTGCTGAACTTAACATTCTTGACGGAGTTACATCAACAACTACAGAACTCAACATTGTAGATGGCGATACAGCAGCTACTGCTACCACCTTAGCAGATGCTGACAGAGTTGTTGTCAACGATGCTGGAGTAATGAAGCAAGTTGCTCTAACAGACTTTGAAACTTATTTTGAAGGAGCTTTAGATACGCTATCAAACGTAACAACAGTTGGAGCTTTAAATGCTGGTAGCATTACGTCAGGCTTCGGAGCTATCGACAATGGCTCATCAAACATTACAACAACCGGGACTGTTACTTATGGTTCACTTTCAGATGGAGTGATAACCATTACAGCTTTTGCTGATGAAGACGATATGGTTTCAAACTCAGCAACACTGGTACCAACTCAACAATCTGTTAAAGCTTATGTCGACTCACAAGTTACAGCACAAGATTTAGATTTAACAACTGATAGTGGTACTATAGCTATTGACTTAGATTCTGAGACTCTGACAGTTGCTGGTGGCACAGGCATAGATACTTCAGCTACTGCCAATAGTGTTACAGTTGCGATAGACTCTACAGTGGCTACACTGACAGGCACACAGACTTTAACAAACAAAACTCTGACAACACCAATTATAAGTTCTATATCTAATACTGGCACATTGACTTTACCAACTTCAACAGATACTTTAGTTGGTCGAGCTACAACAGATACTTTAACCAATAAAACACTTACAAGCCCAGTGTTAAATACTGGAGTTTCTGGTACAGCCTTCTTAGATGACGATACCTTTGCTACAGCTACTGCAAGTACCTTAGCTTCTTCAGAGTCTATTAAAGCTTACGTTGATTCTACAGTTGGCGGTGTATCAAGCAATTCTATTGCAGATGCCGATGGCGATACCAAAATTCAAGTAGAAGAATCAGCCGATGAAGACATTATCAGATTTGATACTGCTGGTACTGAACGTGTTGTTATTAATGCAACAGGCAACGTAGGTATTGCTACAGCCGACCCAACAACTTATGGTGTAGACGATGCTGACAATCTAGTAATTGGACAGGGTGGTGCAGCTTCTGGTTTAACCATAAGTACATTTAATACTGCAACAGGCACGATAGCATTTACAGACCAAACAAATGCAGCAACTGGTAGAGGTTTTATTGAATATGCTCATAATGGCGATTCTATGAGATTTGGTACACAAAGCTCAGAAGCCATGCGTATCGACTCCTCAGGAAACTTAGGTATTGGTACTGCAAGTCCAGACCAACTATTGCATATTTCAGCAGCAGCCGACCCAGCAATCAGAATAGAAAATACCGATACAACAGCAACAGCAGGGCAAACAATAGGTAAGATAGAATTTGAAGGACAAGATGCTTCAACAAATGCTGCTGGTGTTAGGGCATTAATAGATGCTCAATATGCAGGAGTAGGTGGTCAAGGTAGGCTTAAATTCCAATTAGCACAAGAGAATAGTGCTAGTCTAAGTGATTCTTTGCTTCTTAATTATGGAACACAACAGTTCTTTACAAGTGGCTCAGAACGTATGCGTATTGACTCATCAGGCAACGTTTTAGTAGGCAAAACCTCTTCTGACAATGGTGCAACAGTAGGTATAGAAATGACTGCTACCGATAAGCTGTATGTAACCGATAGTGCTAGTTCTCCAATAATTGCCAATAGATTATCTTCTGATGGTAATGTGATTGTAGTGCAAAAAGATGGTACTTCAGTAGGACTTATAGGTACACAAAACTGGGCTATTGGTGGCGATACTACAACAGCAACTTCATTAAACAATCTATCTATTGGTGCATATGCTGACGCTTCTTCAGGAATTGTTTTAAGAGCTACAACAGCTTCAGCACTTAATTTTGAAGACAATTCATCCGTTACAGCAGGTAGAGTTTATTACAATCATGCTAGTGATTATATGGCTTTCAATACTGCTCAAACTGAAAGACTCAGAATCGACAGTTCAGGCAACGTAGGTATTGGCAACACCTCCCCACAAAGAAGATTGGTTGTTGGTGATGGTTCAGGTTCTGAAATCATGTCTATTTATGCAGGTAACACTTCATCATCAGCCTTACATTTTACCGATACAAATACAACAACCGATTATCAAGGCTTTGTAACATACAATCACGTTGATGAAGCTTTAAGATTTGGTGCTGCAGAAGCAGAAGTTATGCGAATAACCTCAACAGGGTTAGGTATTGGTGAAACCAGTCCAGCTGCCAATTTAGAAATAGGTGGAGTTACAGACCCTGATATTTATTTAACTTCATCAAATACTCTATCTACAGGTGCTTTATATTTTGGTGATTCAGGTGGAGATGAAAGAGGTTTTGTTAAATATTTACATAATGGCGACAAATTAGCTTTTGGTACTGCTGGTGCAGAACGCATGAGGATTGATGCTTCAGGCAATGTAGGTATTGGAGAAAGCAATCCTGAAACACCATTACATGTATCACTAAGTAATACAGGATATACTTCTGTAACAGCACAAACTGCAGCTCTTTTTGAAAGAAATGGCGATTGTCATGTAACTATTAGAAGTAATGCAGCCAATCATGGTTCAATTAAATTTGCAGATGATGGTAATTCACGAGGAGAGATTAGGTATGTTCATGGTTCAGGCACAGATGAGATGAGATTTTATACTGCAGGTTCAGAAAAGATGAGACTCAATTCTTCAGGACAATTATCTATTAACGATACTACTAACCCTGATGGTTCTAATGAGATGTTGCAAGTTAGAGGTACTAATAATGCTCAAGGACCTCTTGTAATAAGGAACGCATCAGGCGACCAATCCTTTTACAGAATGATACACTACTATAAAAAAGAAGAAACCAGTCCAGTAGCAGTTACATCTATTGATATTACAGGTTCAGCAGTAACTCACTCTTATTTATCTGATGAAAGATTAAAAGATGAATTGGGTTCTGCTGATGGACTAAATCTTATTTCTGAATTAAATCCAATTAAATTTAGATTTAAAGATGGCACAGGCACAGGTTCACAAGGTTTTACTGCACAAGGATTTAAACAAGCTTTTGATAATGTTGGTTCATTTCCAAGAGGAGTTACAGTTCCTGATAATCCAGATGAATATTGGCTCTTAGATGATAAAGTTTTAATACCAAACTTAGTAAAAGCAATACAAGAACAACAAGAACAAATTGAATCACTCAAAAGTGAAATAGAGCTATTAAAAGGAGGAAACTAGAATGGCTATATCATACTTATGGGATGTAAAACAAGTGGACACATATCCTAGCCACACAGATAGTCAAGACCCAGCCAATACTGAGTCTGACGTAGTTTATAATGTTCACTGGAGACTAACAGGTGAAGATGATGCTAATAACGATTCAGATGGAAACCCACAAAGAGGCGAAGTTTATGGCTCAGTAGGGCTTGATGTCTCTGACTTATCAAGCTTCACAAGCTTTGCAGACTTAACAGTATCTGATGTTCAAGCTTGGGTTGAAGCAGCTATAGGAGCTGACCAAGTACAAGCTTATAAAGATAATATTGATGCTCAGATTG